TACAGAGGGGTCCGCTGGGTTCGATTTAGCTATAACTGAGGATGCTGTCATACCTACGGGTACCACAAAAATACTAGGTACTGGTATTCATATCATTATCCCTAAAGGGTACGAAGGTCAGTTACGGTTACGAAGCTCTATGTGTAAGCGTGGGTGTGTTATACCTAACTCTCCAGGCACCATAGATTCGGATTATCGTGGTGAGGTAAAGATTGCCCTTTCGTGTATTTCCCCCCCTAATACTACAGTAAAGGCTGGCGAACGTATAGCTCAGCTAGTGCTATCTAAACTGCCTACCGCAATCCTTCAAGAGGTGACGGCCGCTGAGTTTATAGAGGAAGAGACTTTTAGGGGTTCTGGGGGTTTTGGCAGTACGGGGTCAGGAATTAACATGACGGGACTATAATAGGTCGTGGCTTACAAATTTCAAGATTCAATTCAAAGGGGTATCATTTATCTGGCAAAATCTGACGAGGCTTTCCTCTTGCAGATTATGCCAATGGTCAAGGACGAGTACTTCGAGTTCCCGTCCCACCAAAAGATGTATACCGTCATCACCAATTTCTTCCTACAATACAAGAAGCTCCCAACGGACGACCAACTTCTAGAAGAAACCAAGTCTACTTTAACCTCTAATGAGTTATTCGGAGATTACCGAGACGAGTTAGGGGCTATTAATGGGCTTGATGAAAAATCTATTGATAACCAGGAGTTCTATCTTGATAAGGTAGAGGAGTTTGCTAAGGAGCAGGCTGTTAAGGATGCTATTCTTAAATCCGTTGACCACCTAAAGAAAAAGAATTTTGGAGCTATTGAAGAGGAGGTTAGGAATGCGTTTTCTGTTAATAGAAACGTTGACCTAGGAACCGATTACTTTACCGATGTTAAAGAAAGGTGGGAGCGTCTAAATAATGCCGCTATCGTTCCTAAGTTCCGTACCCCTTTCGAGAGTATTAACGAGGCTCTTGAGGGCGGTCTTGCACATAAAGAGATGGCTATGGTTGTAGCCCCTCCAGGGGTAGGTAAGTCCTTGTTCTTGGCAAATCAAGCTGCCCGTTCTGTATTGGATGGGCATAATGTTCTGTACATCTCTCTTGAAATGGCAGAGGATAGAGTTGCTCAAAGATTGGATAGTATCTTTACGAGAATTCAGCAAAAGGAATTGGCGAATCGTGTAGACGACATTGAAGAACGGTTGGATACTATTTCAAAGCAGTGGGAGGAACGAGGTCGTCTTGTTATTAAAGAGTTTCCCTGCAAGAGGCTTTCTGTTACTGGACTACGAGCTTACCTCAACCAGTTAAAGAACTATGAAGATTTTACTCCTGATGTAATTGTAATGGATTACCTTGAGTTGATGAAGACGGAGAAAGACATGGCGGAGTACGCAGGGCAAGAACGCCTCGCACAAGAACTTCGTGGGTGTGCTAGTGAGTACGAATGTCTTGTTTGGACTGCAACCCAAACGAATCGAGAAGGTAAAAAGGTCAGCATTATTACAGACTCGGAGCTTGCTGATTCGTATGGAAAAATCCGAGTTTGCGATTTAGTCTTTTCAATTAACCAAACCGAACAGGAATTCGATGAGGGTCTAGCTAGACTCTACCTTATGAAGTCTCGTAATGGTCGGGCAAGATTCATTACCCCCATCGCTATTGATTATACTAGACTAGTAATAACCCAAACCACATCAAATGACACCTAAATTCCCTAAGCTAGAACATCCTATGGTTGTTTATACTGGCATCAAAACATTTACTATTAAGCAACAAGGTCTTCTTAAGGATAACCTTTATGGTTGTGTTGATTTCCCTAAATGCCTTCTTACGATTGACCCCAATCAATGCCCTGAAGATTACAAAGGAACTCTACTTCATGAAATTTGCCATATAGGTTTTGATTGTTATGGGCTAGGAGATGATGATGAGATGCCTACACTAGGTAATGAGTACTTAACAACTGTAACTTCAAATATGATACAGCAATTTGCAGGGTTAAACCCTGAACTATTCACCTTTATTTTTAGTCCTCATGAATGATATTCAAACCACGTATCACAGCCTCGAAACTTCGTATTTGGATATAACTAAAAAGTATCTCAATATCAATGAGCATAGCGTAGAGCAGGCACTTCTTACTCATACAGGAGTATATGCATTTTTTGGCGCGGTTCTTGCTTACGCCAAACGGGAGATGGAGAACTTTGGGTTTAAGCGTGACCGTGAAGAGGCTAGGGTTAAAGAGGAAAGACGCCAAGAGTTTATAGGGGAGGGTAAGAAAGCTACCGACAGGGCTTTAGACTCCTACGTTATTACCTGCGAATCAGTAGCCAAAGCACAGCTTGCCTACCAAGAAGCATCGCACAAGTATTACTTAGCGAAAAACATCCTTAACTCCCTTGACCATCAGAAGGATATGCTAGTCCAAATATCTGCTAATAAACGAGCAGAATCCAAATTAATTGGGGATAATTACACCAGTTAGACTATAACAGAATGAAGGGAAAACGCACGCCACTCTGGCTTGTGATATCTATTCAAAACTAATTTCAACAATAAAAAAACAATGGTAAACTTAGACGAGCTACGTAAAAAGTACGAACAAATTCAGAAAGCCCAAAGTGGGGGCGGTAACGATGATTTCCTTAAGAAATTCTTCATGATGGAAGAAGGTACTTCGGTTATTCGTGTTCTCCCTCCTAAAGAAGAGGGTTCTGAATTCTACGCTGAGACGGCAATTCACCGTATCAACGATAAAAATCATCACTGCCCCCGAGTAAAAGGCGGCGACTGCCCTGTATGTGATTTGTATTTTCGATTGTGGAAGGTGGAAGGTCCGATGAAGGATGAGGCTCAAGACCTCGCTCGTCAGATTAAGCCCCGCAAACGTTATTACACAAATGTTGTAGACCGCCGAGACGGTAGTGTAAAGATTCTTTCCATGGGTATGAAGCTCTTCGGTAAGATTCTCGATTGCTTCTTTGATGAGGATTATGGTGATATTACTAGCTTGGAAGAAGGCTGGGATTTCAAGGTCGTGAAAGATACTCAAGGGCAGTGGCCTAATTACGACAAGTCTGGGCCTAAACCTAAACAGAGCCAAGCAGGTACTAAAAAAGAGGCTTCAGAATGGATGGATGAGCTTCATGATATTCATGGCCTTGTAAAGGTTGCTGAGTATGATGACCTTAAGACGATGGCAATGGAACTAGAGACTCTTGTGGCTGGTGGTCCAAGTGGAAAGGGGACTCCTGAGTCCAAGGATGATGACGACACTGATTTTCTATCCAACCTTAAAAGCCTTAAAGTAGACTAAAAATATGAAAAAAGACAAGTTGAAGATTTTAGCTTGTCCTGCAAACGAGGGAGGATGCGCGTATTATCGTGTCATCCTCCCTTGTAATAAATTGCAGGAGTTGCACTCTGATGAGGTTGAAGTCCGTATGGATATGAACCCTCTAGGATGGGATAAAGAAGCTATGCAAGCTAACCAAGATGGTAAGCCTGTTATTTTAAAGGATTGGACTCCTGAAAACATTGAATGGGCAGACGTAGTTTTCCATCAGAACATTCATAACTTCGGAGGTAATTACACCTTGGAGTTGATGCACCGCGCAGCGCTTGCAGGTAAGTTAACGCATTACGATAATGATGACTTGCTTACTGATTTGTATGAAGGTCATAGGTTGTTTGGCGCTTATAAAGATAATAAACTCGCAGACCTAACTAAGCGAATTTATGGTATGGTAGATATTGTATCAGTTACCCAGAGAAAGTTTGCGGAAAGGATAGCTGAGCATGTTGGTCGTGCTTTGGTTATTATTAAAAACGCAATCGACTTTAACCTGCCTGCATGGAATGAACTTAAGTTACCCCCGCCTAGAAAGAAGCTAACTAGGATAGGATGGGTTGGAGGTATTCACCATGAAGAGGATGTTAAGGAGTTCCCTGGAGTAGCAATGGCTGTAAACGCTAGAGCAGGTCCTGAGAATGTACATTGGGGTTGGTATGGTCGTCCTCCTATGCCTGTCAATAAGGAGACGGGTAAGCCTGAGCCTGACTGGCAACAAGATGTGTGGGATAATTATCAAAATATGTTGAGTCATGGTATTAGACATCACAATTTTCAAGTGTATGGAGCCCTACCTGCTGAGAATTATGGTAAGATGTACACTAACATTGATATCGCTATAGCCCCCCTTCAAATGAATAACTTCAATGACTCAAAATCTGAAATTAAGGTTGCTGAGTGTGGTAGGTATGGCGTACCTCTCGTAGCTTCTAATGTAGGGTGCTATGACGAGACTATCTTTAATGGTCATACAGGGTATCTTATTGATTCCGATAACCCTAAAAAGGACTGGGTTAGGTACCTTACCAAATGTATTAAGGACCCTAAACATACACGTGAGATGGGCCAGAACCTTAAAAAGGTAGTCGATAAGCATTTTGATATCAACAAAAATGTATACGGAAGAATTGAACTTTATAATGAGATTATAAAGGCCAAAGAAGGTACGCTTAAACATAAACAAGAAGATGCAGGTACAGACGATGGAAACAGTTAGTATAATAGTAGCGGGTATC